TCTAGGTACTGCTGCTGCGGGACTAGGTATCTATGGTGCGTACCTTGCGTATAAACCTAAGAGACGACTTAAGGCTTATGCAGAACTTTTGTCGGGCATGGACAAAGCCGTAAGAAACATAGATGACGCTTATTTGCTTAAACAGTTCGAGATGGACAGGGCGCTGCTCGTAGACCTTATTGACCAGACACGAGAGGAAGCTAAAGAAGATGAGTGACTTTCAAAAATTACGTAGGGAAATGAAGGTCGCAACCCGTGCTCGTGAAACGCAGATGAGCAGGGAAAACAGAGCGGCTATTGCTCCTGCTAGAGCGGTAAGAGCAGTAGCAAGTAATATTGCAGAGGACTTTAGAGCAGGACGAGATAAATACCAAGCCTCTCAAGAAGAGTTGTTTAGACCTAGAAAGTCCTTGTTTTCTGGAGAAACAGCAGCAGACATTGGTTACGGGACGCTTAACGAACTAGCTGGTATGGCACAGATGGCTACTTCTCCTATTACTGGTGCTCTTCGCTCAGTACTCCCTATGGAAACTATAGGCGGCGCAATTTCTGCTGTGACTCCTGATAGAGTAAAACAACTTGCTGCGGACTACCCTAGACAAGCACAAGCTCTTGGAAACATTGCAGAGATTGCTTTACCAAAGGTAGGACTAGAGCTAGGAAAAACAGGGTTGACAAACCTAGCCATGAACACGCCTACGGAAATACCCGGTTTTTACGGTCCTGTTGGGCCAGCGGGTCAGGTTATTGCGGCTGCTAAAGTAGCAGGGCCTCAGATTGGAAGAGTTTTAAACCAAATGGTAAACCCTAACGAGATTGCCAGAACAAGGCAAGTCGGAGCAGGAAAAGGCCGTAGAAATGAGTACGTTACTAGGGCACTCGAAGGAGACGCAAACAAAACTAGAGGAACTTCTTTAGCCTCTGGTTTCATGGATACTCAAACTCGAAACATGACTGATCGTCCAGATTCTGTCTTTGGGCAGTCCCGTGAAATGCAGAAGTACACTCAGGACTTCTTTGATCTTTCAGACACAAATAGAATAAAACAGAACTTAACTACTACGTCTAACGTCCCTGAGATTATTCTTGATAGGGCTGTAAACCATCTAAAGGCAATACACGGCGTTAGTGACGCACCCGGAGCCACCTCTTTAGTAGTAAGGCGTAGAGGTTCAGGAGAAGGGCTACAGGGTGAAGCAAGAGGTACTGCTACTACAGCTAACAACATGCTTAAGTTTTTGAGAGGAACAGGCGGTGTCTACAGCCAAATAGAGAAGGTGTTTCCTGACCTTTCAAAACAAGAGCGACTAAGTAGGCTTGGTGGCATCGCTAACGCTGCTGATAGAAACGCAATGATAAAAGCCTCAGGAGACAACTTAGGTCCTTCTACAATAAAAAATAAAGACGGTAGTTTTAAAGGCTCTTCACTTCTTGTTGCTCAGTACCTAAGAGCAAAGCAGAAGCCAAAAGGAAAGCTAACAAACGCAGACAAAGAACTAGTCAAGTACTTTGACAACGCAAAAGACATGAGAGTAAACGAAGTTTCTGACGGTGTTTATGCTATGCACAGTAGTCATAGGTCTACTGCTCAGGACTTGGGCGGTATGAATGATTTCATTGCTGTAGATACTAACGCAAATAAAGTATACAGTATGACTTCTGACGGACACGATATGTTTGGGATGAATCCTCCGGGAGGCAACTCTCTTCTTAACGTACTGCCTATTGAAGTCTTCGGTCTTGGCTCAGGTAAATCACAGAGAGTTAAGAAGCAAGAAGTAGTAGGAGACCCTGACATCTCAGCTATCGAAAGGCTTACCGGTGTTGAGGCTAAACGTGGGCCTCAGGGTGGAATGCTTGAGTCAGGCCCTCAGTACCAAGCAAGGGCAGTACGTGACGTAAAGGCCATGAGAACCCCTGAAGACGTAAGAGAGGCTGCTACTAATATCGGTCGTATGGGGATGTTTGGCGCTGCTTTAGCCCCAGAAGAAGAAAAGGGGCGCTAAGGCCCCTGTAGTTTACAACTCGCAGTTATTGCCCGTACAAGCTAACTGCTGAGACCCTTCTGTCATGTCAGAGTTCTCAGAGATGTTCCAATCAATCGTCTCTGGGAATTCCTCCTTAAGCTTCTCAAAGGTCTCTAAGTCTATGGGTTCGTAAGGAGCCTGTTGGTACGTATGTTCGGAATAAGGGAGGAACGATACTCCACTAATCTTGTCGAACTTGTTGTACAACCACTGGCCTACCTCAAGGAATTCATCATCACGGTAGTAGCATGTCATGGACGGCTTATGCTCACACCAAAAGTCCTGATAAATCTCCCATAGCTCAAGTTGTTCCATTGCACCCATCTCAGAGGCCACCACAGCCCCGTCAGGGGATTTTATAGGGAAGCTGAATACCTTAGTAGTGGGTGACATTACGTCGTCCTCTACAGGGATTCCTGCTGCCGCTAAGACTTCACAGAGGGGGTCTCTGGCGTCCGCCCTAACTCGTCTAATATACTGATCTGAGTATCTAGGGTGGATGCCAGACGCAGAATCCACCAACTGACTAACAGTGCCGGAAGGCTTAACAGCAGTAATGGCAGTGCTAATGTTAATGCCAAGACGGTTAGCCCATTCTGCGTTAGTTTTAATAGCCTCTTCTTTGAGCTCAGTAAGCCACGTTTTGAGTACACCTTTATCTCTCCTTCCTGATAGGGTTGGATGATCCATGATCCCTGTTAATGATACTCCTAGTAGTGCTTCTTCCTCTGTGTTCTTCTGCCAGACCTTGCGTAGGTAACGGAAGTCAGTTAAGGTAGCCTGTAGAGTTCCAAGGATAGACGCAACACGTACTTTTCGTTTGAGGTCTGAGAGCGTATCGGCTGCCCTGACAACAACTTCTGATAGATTGCAGAATTGGTTAGGTCGTAAGATGATCTCGCTACATGGATTAGTTCCAAAATCATAGGAAGCATCTCGTCGTTCGTTCTTTGCAGCTTGCTTTTGACTTGCGACTCTAGAGAACATACCTCGCTCTCCTGAACGGGACTCGTATAAACTTTTCCACTCATTTAAAAATGCCTCGAAGTCTGGCTTCTCTGTATAACACGCACTGTTGTTTGCTAGTCCTCGCTGAGGATTGTCGTTCCACCACTGGCCTGACTTGCATCTTCGGAGTCTATCGTCAGTGAGGTTAGACAGACTGATGAGAGCGGACCTGCGTACACCGCCGACGACAACGATCTGTGCAATCTTACAGCAGATATCATGACATTCGATGGAGCTAAGTTTACGTCCAGCAGCCTCCCGAAAGACGCCGACTGTGAAGTTGAACAGATCGACAAGAGGCTCTGGACCAGATGCTCTACCTCCGAAGGTCTTAAGGGTTGCCCCTGCAAGTCGTACTCCAGACACGTCCCATTTTGGAAGTTGGCCTGAATACAACAAGCTAATAAGTTCCCTGTAAGCTTTAGCCCATCCAATTTTGCTGTCGGCGACATGTATAACTGTATCGGTATCATGGAATTCCTCTGCTACGTCTGGTAGCTTGCTTACGTATTGTCGTTCAACAGAGTAGCCCACGCCTGTACCACACATAAGTACGTACATCATCTCGTCAAACGCTTTGGGGTGGTCGATAGGTAGGTAGCTACAGTTGAAGCCAGCTACGTTGTCACGGTCAAGAGCCTGACCAGCAGTCATTAATGCTCGCATAGACGGCATTACGTCCATGTCGTGAATGTCTTTGAAGATACCGTTAGCTTCTTCGAGTGTTAACTTGCCCTTCTCAATCCAGAAGTTTAGGTACCTGTCGATTGTTTCTTCCCAAGTCTCACGCCGCTGCTCCTCTGGAAGGTAGCGAGCATAGCGTGACTTGTGTATGTACTGTTGATATGCGTCCAATTTTGTTACTCCTTATTAATTTTAATATGCCACTACCAGCGATCAGCTACCTTGAAACGCTTCTTCCGATACCGCATCTCACCGGCCTTGTCCCAGCTAGCATAGATGGTTCGGTCATCGTCACGCCAGCAACCCTCTTCGGTGTAATGCTCTGTGTCATACCAATACGCACGCAACATCGTTTCATCGTCCTTACACTTCTCATCGGTCAGGACTATCTCGCCGCCTTGCTCAATCCGTGTGTATGCCTTGGTATCTGCTACTACAGGCGCTGCTAATAAAACACCCAATAAAACTATTAATTTTTTCATTGTACTTGTTCCTTCAGTAATCGTTCAATATACCACTTACACTTACGTAAGTCCTCAACCGGCTTCCCTTTGTAATCATACCGCCAGAGGTACTTCAGCGCGTTGCCTTTGAGATAACCGTTGAACTCTCCCTGTGGCATAGACGCCTTGATTGCTTCTATAGCTTCTA